ACGAAACCTTTGACAAAGATACTGATTATGATTTATTCCATAAAAGGAACGGCAGAATAGTTGTTCATTTTTGGGACGAAAAGTATTTAGAAAACTTTCCTCATAAAGACGGAAGAAAGAAACAAGTAATATCTTACGAGCCTGTGGAGAAGAATAATGGTTGATCAAACTTTAGACGAGATAAGAGCCGTACAGGAAAAGAATAGAGGTCGTAGACACCAAGAATTAAAAAATAATTATCGTAGAAAAATAAGTAAATTTATTTTAGATTGTCCTGTGCAAAGTTTGGAAAAAATTGTAACACTAATAGATAAGGAGAAAGAGAATGAGTAAAAAGTTTACGTTGGTAACGTTTGCAGTTCGAGATGGAGAGTATGAATATTTTGATTTTTATACTTTCTTAACTTCTGATATTCAAAAAATGACAGATATGCAAAAGATTTCATATTTCTATCATCATAGAAAAAGTAAAAGATTAGATAGACATGACAAATACAATTATTGGATTGATCATGGAAGAAGTTGTTCAATCTATTCTGAAAAAACTATAGGACTTCAGGATCACGAAACATTAGAAAAGTTTGGTGTTTTAAATTGTAAACCTATGGAAATTTTACCAAAAAAGAGTAATGTAATTCAACTAAAAAGAAGGGCAGGATAATGGCAGTTAATGACAAGGACGTAGAAGAACATCATAAGACAATAGAAGTATTGACAAAGAAACAAGTGAATTTAGTAAGAGAAACAAAAACAAATATCTTAACTTCTCAAACTTTTACGGCATTAGAAAATTTATTTAATGTAGTTGATGTTGAAATAAAACGCTTTGAGCAATCTCCTATGCTACAATCAGCTATGGAAAATGCATTTAAAATTATACAACAAAATAAAAAGGAAAAATAATGTGGCATAACATATTGATTTTTTCTATTTTCTTAATATTGGCGATACTATTATGAGCATGGAAAAAACAAAACAATTAGTAAAAGATTATGAAGCAAAGGGTAAAATAAAAGTTGATTGGAATACAGGAAAAATAGAGTTCCTAATCAAAGACAAGGAAGAAATAAAAAAGATTCATACAAGGATAGCTTTTTCTAGCCCACAGGCGTTGTTAGACACAATGTGGCGTGAAGAAAGAGATAATGAAACAGATTTAGTTCCGTGAGCCGTGTTTAACAGACTTATGGTTCTAATGCCCTCATATGAGGACGCTTGCGATAGGGGTAGAATGAGTAGGGGTACTTGTTCTACCCTTTTAATTTATGGGTTGCATTTAATCAATACTCATGCTAATTTCTTAATGTAGTAGTTTTCATAACTGCTCCCTTTCTATTGGTTGTTTAAACAGGTGTAACGAGGCGGGAGACTGCCTCTTACACTAAACCAATAGGCTTATCACTAGCTTTAAAAACGAGTTGACGAGTATATTCTACTATCTTACGAAGTCTTTTTCTTTCCTCTTTATCTTTCTCATCTCTTAATTTTTTATAATTATCGTTGTATTTTTTCCACTTAACTTGTTTATCGGTAAAAATAATTTTATTATTTCTAACGGCTCTTAAATATTGTAATCGAACATTAGAAGGTTCTAAGTCAGCGTAATAACATACTTGTTGAAAATCGTTAGAATTTTCAGTAATCCAAAAATGCGCTTCCATTTTTTGAATAGATGATTTACGATCAGATAAATTTATAGTGACATCTCCAAGAGCATTATTGATTACAGCTCTCCACAATTTAACTTCATTAGCCTTATCTTGCTTGACCATCTCGGTCGCAAAATTAATGCCCATAAGTTTTAATAAGTCTTGATAGTAACTCATGATAGTATCTTATTAGCTTTGGTGGAGCATAAGAATCCATTAGAAATTCAGTATCGAGATGAATTTCGTGCATGAGATCAGTGATTTCTTGACGACTAAAGGTTGCAACTTTTTTTAAAAAGTTGTTAACATCTTCAGCATCGCTTACATAATCATCAAACTTATTATTAGACATAAGTTCATTGTAGTGATTTTTGCTCATAGTTTAAAGTCCCTTGACAAAAATTTATTTTTTAACTTTTGTAAAGATACTAACTTTTTTATGATATTTTGTGGGAAAAAACAAGGAAAGTATTCTGGAAGCTTTTACACTCCCAGATAATACTATTTACCATTCAGTAATTTTTTCTTATAGGCTTCTAAAGAAACTTTTTCTTTCTTAGCTTGAAAACCTACGTAATCATTGACAAGCTTACTAATCATAGATGCTGGTGCTCTAAATTTACTTTTAGATACAGCTTTTAAAATTTCGTAGTCGTCTTTTCTAACTGCAACGGATTTCCATTTATTAATGTCCATAAATACTCCTTAGATGTCCCAACTTTTATTATAAATCACTATAGATATCAATTAAAAAATTTCTGTGATATTCTTACAGAATGATAGAATATTTCGTTTTAATGGGTGCAATTTGTGTCGCTCCATTTGATATGCCTACTCAAATAAGATGTTTGAATTTTTGGGATAAACCAAAGATATACTATGAAAATAAGCAAAAATGTGTTAATAGAGCAAAGAAGTTTCACGAAGAAATAGAAATAAGATTATATGAAAAAAATCTGTACATTGTTGGAATTGAAATTATTTGTCAACCCATTAAGAAAGTTGACATACCTACCTAAATTAGTATATATTATCTCATGAAGGCTTATCGTGTCCAATGTCGTCAAGGAGGATATCTGATTGTCTCAGAATTTAAAGGACAAAGTGACGATACGATACAAGAAGACTTCATTAACGAATTAGGAAAAGGAAACTATTCGGTTGAGGAAGAAGGAGTTTATAGACCTGATTATAGATACTTTTTCTATGAGGAGATAAAATATGAACCCACTAGCAAACAAGGAATTGTTAGCCAAAAAGATGGAGTTGGAAAACAAGTGGAACAATAAATACCTTATCGAAGGTAGAGTTACAGTTGATATGAAACCCATCGAAGAACAAATAAGATCAGTAAGAAAAAAAATGGTCATGGCTGACGTTGAAGATTGTAGACTGGCTCATAAAGATTACCAACCTGAACAAAATAAATTAGTAGCTAATTCTTAAATTAGTTTTTGGTAATTCTTTTTTTAAAAACAGGTTTACTGTTACGGGGGATTTGTCCCTTTATTATTTTCAATTCACAAGAAGCGCAATAATATTTTTTTTCAAAAATAATGTGTGCAATAGAGTTACACTTTTCACATTTGTAATTATGATGTTTCACCCCAATTATCGCCAATAGCTTTATCTACCACAGATGGTACTTTTAATTGCATACAGTTTTCCATGATTTCTGTAATTTTATCTTCATCTTCTTTTGATTGAACATCGAAACATAATTCATCGTGTATTTGTAGTTTAGGTAAGTAACCCTCTTTATAACATTCAACTACTGCAAGTTTAGTTTGGTCGGCTGCAGAACCCTGTATCAATCTGTTAAGGGCTTTATAAGTACCTGATCTTTTGATATTATCTTTACCATATTTTGCGACAGCGTTTTCAAAAGTTTCACTTGTCCATAGTCCCCAATCTCTTGGTTCCCATTTATCGAAACGACACTTACGACCAAGTTTAGTTCTAATCACACCATCGTTGTCAGCTTTTTTCATACATCGATCAGATAATAATTTTACAAATGGTACTTTACGATTGTATTTAGCTATAACTTTATCTCCTTCTTCTCGGTCTAAACCTAAAGAGTTTGCAAGTTTGTTTTTTCCCATGCCATACATAAGACCAAGACCAATAGTTTTAGCTTGCTTACGATCAATACCAACTAGGTCAGCTACAGTTTGATGAAAATCTGCACTAGCATTTGAATAAGCTTCAACTAATTCATTAGAACCCTCATAGCCCTCACCAATAGAGGAGGCATAATGCACTACCAACCTAGGCTCTTGCTGAGAATAGTCAAAAGAACCCCATCTATGGCCTTCTATGGGCATAAATAAACCCCTTATCTTGGGGCCAAATTCTTTATTTCTAGCAGGTATTTGTTGTAAATTAGGATTAGACATGGATAATCTTCCTGAAACTGTCCCACCAGAATCAGATCGTAGTTGATTTATCTCTGCATGAATTTTACCATTATGAGAAAATTTAGTTATCCCTGTTAGAAAAGTGCCATGAAACTTGTTAACTTCTCTAGCCTGTACTATAAGTTTTGAAATTTCATGAGGAGAATTAAATAAATAATTTTGAGTAAAAGATGGTTCATTTGTTTTTGCAGTTCTTGGATACTCTATACCAAGTTTATCGAAAGCTTCGCCAATTTGTCGAGCAGCCCATATATCTATATCTTTACCCGTTAACTTTTTTATTTTATGTAGTAGTTGTTTTTCTTGCTCTACAAATTCTTTGGTTAATTGTTCTGCTTTTTCTAAATTAACATCGATACCTTTTTCTCTCATCTTAATTAAAATAGGTAATAGATTAGATTCTAGTTCCCAAATAGTTTCTAAACTTTGTGTTCTTATTTCAGCTTTGAATCGTTGCCATAAAAGGAGCGTGAGCCGTGCATCTTGTTCCGCATAGTGTCCAACATGTTCTGCAGGTAACTTCCACATCTCAGCTTTAGCATCAACTCCATGTGACGCTGCCGCTTCTTTTAAGTCAGCTTCAGCTTTAACTTCTCCTAAGTAATCAACTGATAAAGCGTTTAAAGAATAACTCCATCTATTTTCATCAATCAATGCGGCTGCCACCATCGTATCAATTATTTTTCCATTTACCTCGATACCTGAAGCTTTTAACCAACCAACATCGTATTGAGCATTATGAAAAATTTTAGTTGCAGGTAATGAACAAACATCTCTCATGTATTGTTTAACTTGTGCAGGAATTAAATTTCCACCACCGAAGTGTCCGAAAGGATAGTAACCTTGCCAACCCTCAACAGCCACAGCAAAACCAATAATCTCTCCACTTTTAGTTGCCCAACCTGCACCCATACCTTTATTAATGCCCTCATCTCTTGTCTCTAAATCGATAGCTATTTCAGAATATCCTGATAAATCTTTAAATTCGTTTGGTGCTGCCCACATATGTTTCTTAAAATTCATAGTTAGTTGTAAACTCATAAATATTTTTTTTGTATTATTTTATTAATTTTATTTTTATTACTAAATGCATAAAGACATGCTTCATAACCATGTCCAAATATTTCAAAGTAAGGCCCTTCTTTAAAATGACAGCCCTCTCTTTCAGGATAAATTTCTAAACAAAATTTATGTTTTGCAATGGTAATTGTTTTTTTAACAGTACCTGTCATTTCTTTTGCATGTCTTTCATTTTTAATAATTCTAATTGACAGTAATGAATTATCTTTTTTATGTCTTCAGCTCCTCCTTTTCTTTGATATCTGCAAACATATTTAATTACGTTTCCTTGAAAAAACGATAAATTGTTTTTAGAAATAAATTCGTAAGGTTGAATGGGAAACTTAGTGTAGTGATTCCCGCCTACCTGAGTATATTGTGGAAAGGCTTCATCTAATATATTTTTATCTGTCATTAGTCTCCTTTAAAGTTAGATAATGTTTTTAGTTTTTCTTCAGCATTTGATATTTTTTCAATCAGCTTATCTACTTCTTCAACGTGTTGAGGATGTTCTCCTATGCCAACAGGTTTTTCAAAGTAAATTTTTATTGTAGCTTCTGCTTCAGAAATTTGTGCGTTGTATCTATCTTCAAGTGCTTGTATGATTAGTTCTTTAAATGTCATCGTGTCTCCTCTAGATAAATTAAATAATCTTTACCAATCGGGTAATGATACTTATAGTCTGTTGAAAGAATATGTAAAGTATCTTTTGCACGTGAAGCACCAGTGTAATAAACTTTTCGTTCACCACTTTGGTCCAATTTATTTTTACGACTAAAGTCTGAAGCATAATCATTTTTACTTGCAAGGACAACGTGATCTGCTTCTCCACCTTTTACACTGTGTATGGTATCGATTATTATTTTTGGTTCTTCATTTAGATGTTGTTGTCCATATCTTTTTAGTAATCTAATAAAATATATTTTTTGTCTTGATGTAAAATTTCTACGTAAGATCCACCACCATTCTTTGTTTTTCTTTTCATCAGGTAAAGTTAAACCACACCAATCTTTTAATTCTTCAAAGTTATATGTTTTAAAATCAGGTTGACCCATCCAAAATTTATCTTGCCTGAATGCATCTTTTTCTATGTCTCTTAAATACTTAAACATTATCTCAGCGTCTGCTTTATTGATAGATTTATCATTGGCAATCGCTGTCCAAGATTTTATAGCTTGCCATTGTTTACGATCAAATGATTTGTTACCTTTGTTATCACCAAAGTATAGACCTGCCTCTTTGGCTGCCATTCTTAATTCGTTTACAACTTTATTTACACGACCTAAAATGTACCAAGTGCCTTCTTGATTGAAATCTATTTCTTTAAAATTAAGATATCTTCTTACACTCCCTTCTTTGTTTGAAGGTAGATATTCTTTTTCTTCTGAATCTATAATTCCTCTTCTGATAATTTCAGTAAAGTGATGAATAGCCTCTCCGAATCTTCTAGTCTTTCTCAATACAACCTTTCTTCCTGGAAAATAAGTTGTAAAATATTTAGAGTCTGCGCCATTCCATTGATAAATACCTTGATCATCATCTCCTGCTAAATAAATTCTTTTTGAATTGTTTGCTAATTTAAACAAAACTGACCATTGTAGGGGTGTAAAATCTTGAGCTTCATCTAAAATCAAAACATCAAGAGGCGGAAAATCTATTTCATCAATAGCTTTTTCAATCATATCTGTAAAATCAATAAAGGATCTTTCTCCTCCCCCTGTCTTGTAATGTTCATACGTTGCAATCTTTCTTTGAAAGACATCTATATTATCTTTTTTGTAAGACTCTTGTTTAAATACTTTAATTGGATCCATCATCATGTTTCTTGCTTTATCGTAAATAGACAAAGACCAATCTTTATAAATAAATTCATCATCTTCTAATCGGTTATCTGATCTTTTAATAATGCTTTCTTGTAAAGCGTAATCAATCATACAAGCTTTGATATCAAAAACTTCTTCTGCAAAATATCTACGACAATATTTATGAAGTGTTTTAAATCTTGTAAAATTTTCTATGGTATATTGTGGAAAGGCAGCTAATGCTCTTTCTATTGCAGTGTTAACTGCTTTGTTTGTGAATGAAATAAATGCAATACGTTCTGGTCTTACACCGTTTCTTAAATATTTTTTTAAAATTCTTTCAATCAAAGTATAAGTTTTTCCTGTGCCAGGTGGCCCATATATCTTAATTGTTTTCTTGTGTAGTTGTTTTAATTTTTGAATCTCTGAATTTTCCTGTGTGGTACTCATCGTCCATCTCCGTTACTGCATTATCCGTTTTCTTTGGTTTATGTTTTTTAATTTCTTGGTGATTAATAAACTCTGGCATATCAACTGCCCAAATGTTTTTCTCTCCCTCATGATATTCTAATCGTTTACAATTTAACAGACGTAAAGCTTCCATAGAATTATTAAAAGCTTTGTTCATTTTCTTTTTCATCCAATTATCTAGTGTAGTTCTTTTGAAGTAACAAACATTTGTTTTTGAATCTAAGACAACATAACCGTCTTTCAACTTTTTAAAATCATCTTGTTCAATAGTATCTTCAAAAAATTCTTTAAGAGTTTGATATCGCATATCTTCTAAAGTTTCTGCATAATTAAATTCTTTTGATTCCTCTGCTTTTTTTACCAATGCATCAAGAAACAAATCCCACATATTAACCTTTTGTCTTCTCGGTAAGTTTTTCCATAAAATTTTATAGTTCAATAGTTTCTTTTTAAAATTAAGTTCACTAGCTAAATCTTCAGGTTTAACCATGATCTCTTCACCTTTGTAATTAAATTTATAAAAAGATTCTTTGATATCTCTAATAAACATCACATCTTCAAACTCATCTATCATTGCAGGAGTTTCTTGAAAGATACCTAATGTTCTATTTTTACATAAATCTTTATTACATATTGGTGTGATAGCATTTAATTTTGGTGGACATTTGTAAAAGTATCCATTCTTTTTAACTGACTTAGCGATGGTAATAACTTCTTTTTCAGGTAAAGGCGGAGTAAAAATATCTGTATTCCTAGTTTTACCTATTTCTATTAAATCACTGATAGTTATGTTTTCATTTTTTTTACATTCAAGTACAAGCACATTAAATAAAAAATCATTTCTATGATTGCCTGACCATTTTTCTTGTATCATTTTTTGTACACAAGGAGGATAGTCTTTCCATAGTGATTCAGGTTCATATGCTGTTGCTTTAAAGTTTTTAATTTGTTCTAAAGTTACTCTTTTAAGTTGTGCCATTTCTAAAAAAGCTTCTAACATTATAGGAGTGCCTTCATCATTATAAGCAAACTCAGTTGTCATTTTAGCTTTAAAGTATGGCATACCTAAAGCTTTGTTCATTGGAAATACTTCGTTAGCCATGAAGTATTCGTTATTCCATTTGTGTAAAATTTTTAAAGTTTCTGTTTTATCTTCCCAATCTTTTAAAAATAAAAAAATGTGAAGTCCTCCTGATTTTGATCTTACAGGTATAAGCGGTAAATTATTTTTTTTGATTATGTCGATATATTTTTTTGAATTGTAATCTTTGTAATTTTGTGGGTCTACGTCAATACAACCCCATTTAATTTTTTCATCACGTTCAGGTCTAAGACCTATCACATACTTACCTTCTAAGTGATCTTTCCATAGATCCTCAGTTACAGGTTCGTGAAGCGTGAGGTAGTTAGCTTGTCTCTTGCCACGTTCATCTTGGCCACCCGTTAGGGTGACCTTAATGAATTGACCAGAGTCGCCTTCAAACAACTCTAGTAATTTATCTTGCATTATTAGAAGGGTGTTGCTTCGTTATCACCAACTTTTTTAGTGTCGGTTTTTCCTTCCTCTTCAAATGCTACTTTACTAAAGATGTCTTGTTTTTTACAACTTTCATAAAAAGCTTTTGACGTTTGCAAGCCGTCTAAATTTTTAGCAGGATCTAAAACTGAATCGAATTCAATTAACCATCCATACCAAGAGTTTTGACTATTAGACTCTTTAGTTGCTTTTAATCTGTAGACTTGTGACCAAGATGGCGGAACAAACATTCCACTCTTACCTTTGATCTTTCTACTAATAATCATAGAATTCCACAATTTAGATTTTTTTTTCTGTGTGGATTTCATAGGTATCAAAGCCATTTCTATCGGCTCATAATTTTCATTCAATAGTTGAACGAAATGATTACCAGTATCTTCGACATAATTACCATTTGGCAATCTGTCTTTTCCGTCATCGCCTCTAGTTGTTTTAGTCATGATAGTTGGATCTGTATGTATTGCTACAGGTCTACCAAGACTTTCTCCTCTGTCTTGCCATTCATTAAAAGTATTATTGTAATGACATGGTACAGCTAGTACGCCTTCTTTTGCTTTATACAAAGAACCAGTGATCTCATTATAGATATCACCTTGCTTTGCTTTCTCATTATACTTTCCATCATCTTCATCTAGTACAGGTGAATTTGAGTAAAGTATTTTTAGTAAAGGTAATCGAGTATCACGTGCTGTAATATTCTCAGTACCTTGTCCTGATAAAGCTTCAAGATCCAATTTAATTGGAACTCCAGCTTCTTTTTTTGGTGCTACTTCTTTAGTAGCCTTTTGTTCTCCAGACATTATTTGTCCTCCTTCTTAATGGTTACACGATTTGCAACGTAAACACCAAACATATCATTTGGTACTTGTTTACCTTCTTGTATTTGTTCTCTTACAAATGTTCTAAGAGTTGCCCAGTGAACACCCTCTTTCTGTTTTACATTGTAGCCTTTTTCTTGGGCATCTTGTATTACAGCTCTAGCTTGTTCATCTTGACCTTTTCCAAATTCAAGAGTTACGTTGTTTTTAATTAAGTCTCCATACCCGTTTTCACGTAACCAATTGTGAGCACGTTCTCTGAAAGACTCTGTGATGTTAGCTTGATAGTAAGGTTTAACTTCTACCGCACTTCCATCATTTAGTTTTAGCAAGCTTATGCCTGCCTCTCGCATTAAGTTTGGAATGATATTGTCAGAAAGATTTCTCTCAGCTTCTTTAAGTTTGCTAATTTCTTCTTCAGCCGTTTTAATCTGTTTCTGAGTTTCCAAAAGCTTATTGCAAGTTTGAGCGATGTCCGCAGACTTCGCTGTATCAACCGTTATGGTTGACTCTGCTTCTAAGTCCATATTAGAACCTCCTTGTGGGTCTGTATAAATTAATTGTTTACTTAAAGCAAGAAATAAAATAAAAAAGTTTTTGTTTAAACATGAAATATATTTACAGGACAAAACCCTTTGAACATCAAAGAGAAGCACTTAAAAAAGGTGCGGAGTCAAATAATTTCGCATATTTTATGGAAATGGGTACGGGAAAAACAAAAGTATCTATAGATAATACTTCTTATTTATTCACACAAAATAAAGTTAAACATGCTATTGTGATTGCACCTAACAGCGTATATCTCAATTGGAAAAAAGAAATAGAAACACATTGCTCTGTTGATTATAAAATTATGGCACACAAAGTAGATACAATGATATCTCCACAGTTTAGTGATCCATTAAAATTAACTTGGTATTTATTTAATGTTGAAGCAATGAGCCATAAGTCAGGTTTAAAAAAAGTAAAAGAATTATTAACTGCATCAAATGAAACAATGATGATTATTGATGAGGCTACAACTATAAAAAATAGAACCGCAAAAAGAACAAAAAATATTATTGAACTTGGAAAAACAGTTGCTTACAAAAGAATATTAACAGGTTCACCAGTTACAAAGTCACCACTCGATTTATATAGTCAAGTCGCATTTCTAGATAGAGACTTATTAGGACATCAATCGTTTTATACATTCCGAGCAAGATATGCTGTAATGCATGAAATAGATATGGGAGGCCGTTCTGTTCTATTACCAAAATACTATACGAACCTAGAAGAATTAGAACAAAATATAAAAAAGTTTTCATATAGATGTAGAAAAGTAGAGTGTTTAGATTTACCTGATAAACTTTACACTCAGCATTATATCAATCTTAAAGAAGAGCATCAACGAGCGTATAATCATTTAAAGCAACATGCGTGGGCCGTGATCCAAAACGAAGAGGTTAGTTATTCAAACAAATTGACAGAAATTCTTAAATTACATCAATGTGTAAATGGCCATGTCAAAACAGACGATAATAAGATTATAGAGTTTGATGATCCTAAGTTAGATCAGCTTATGGAAGTTATCCAAGATAATGAGGGTAAATTTATTATATGGGCAAACTACGTCTACAATATAGAAAAAATTATTAAAATTTTAAAGGACAGGTATGGAAATGATTCTGTAGTTAGTGTATATGGTGCTGTAGATGCCGAGCAAAGAATTAAAAATGTCAAACGATTTGAAAACGATAATACCGTTCGTTTTTTTGTTGGTAATCCTAGCACTGGGGGTTATGGTCTTAATCTGGTTTCTGCATCCTATGTTGTTTATTATTCCAATTCTTATAATCTGGAGGTTCGTGAACAAAGCGAGGACAGAGCTCATAGAATTGGACAAGATAAAAACGTGCTCGTTATCGATTTAATTATTAAAGACTCTGTAGATGAAATGATTATCTCTGCATTAAAAAATAAAATAAAATTAAGCGCAAAAACTTTGGGTGAAGAGGCTAAGAAGTGGTTATCTTAGATGGATTTATTAATTCAATCTGATGGCGTTTTTCAATTAGTAGCAGTTACAAAAGAAATGTTAAAACAAATTAAAATTGTTACTGATGTAGATTGTTTTGACTTGTGCGATATTATTAGATTAGAATTCACAACATATATTGATGTAATTAATAGACATCAAATGAATGATGGAAGTGGTTACTTCTATGGTTGTGTTTGTCGATAAAATTTTTCAACTCTTTCCAACCATTTATCTTCATACTCTGCTAATTTAGATTCATCCATTTGAAATCTTTGAAAAACTAAATGAGGTGTACACATAGCAATTAAACCTAATTTAATATCTCCATATTGTTTTTTATGCGCTAAAGAATATGCTGCAATTTGATAATAATAATCTTCAATCCATTCTTCTCTTTTTGGTTTGTTAGATTGTTTAAAGTCTAAGATAGTAGGCTTTCCTTTAAATTCACATACTAAATCTGTAGAGCCAGCCCATTTATCTTCATATGCTAAAGATACTTCTGATCCATATACTTTAGTTAATTCAGGTAGTCCTTTTACTACTTCGTGGGCCATGAGCCGTGCTTCAGCACCCTTTTCTGACAAATTGAGGTATCCTATACCATTTATGTAATTCTCTAAAACGTAGTGCATCTCTGTGCCTCTAACGGCTGCTTTTTGGGTGATTCTAGCCGCTTCGGTATATCCTACCCTTTCTCGCCATTCATCGAGTTTTTTTCTCTTGTCTTCAGATTGTGTTTTTGATAGGATCGTAGTTACTGATGGAACATTATATTCTCCGACCTGGTAAAGGCGTGACCCAGTTTCATCAGTTTGTCTACTATATTTTTCGTAATCATAGGATCCATCCCACATGAACCCTTTTATGGTGAAAGCCGTTCCGTTCTTAATTAATTCCATTCGGAATTAATACTACATATGATTTGAAAGTACAGCTAAAAGTATCGCAGTTAAACCACCGATAATCCATTTCTCCATTCTAGCAATACGAATTTCCATTCTATCTATTCTATCGAAAGTTTGTTTTTGCATTAATCTGCAAATTTTTTCATGATGATCAATTCTATCTATAGCTGATTTTGCAGATCTCTTTGGCATTATATTACCTTTCTTTGTGCTATCGCTTCTCCAAGCGGGTCACCTGGAAACAATGTTGAATATTGTTGTGGGTTTGTTACCTGAGTATTTACAGGGGTAGGTGGTGGTGGAGCTGAAGATGCAGCCACTGTATTTTTTAAAGTTTCTTCTGCTTGTTGATTTGAAGCCTCTAGTTGTTGAGCTTGTTCTTCTTGTTCTTTTGCTTCAGAAGTTTGTTTCATAATTTCTAAATATTGATTTGTTAAATCTGCAGTATCTTCATCAGACATTCCTGCTACTAATCCAATTTTTGCTATATGTTCTAATACACCATCAAAACCTTTGTTGCCTGCAATTTTAACACCTTGAGATACCCATTGCATAAAAGCAGGGTTTGACATTGCTCTTAGTGCAAAAGCACCACCATAACCAAATATTGGTATACCTAATAAGAAAAGAGGATCACCAGTACCAATGGTAGCTGCAGCACCCCCTCCGATTAGTAGACCTGTACCTGCTGCACCTTTTGTTGCAGTTTGACCTAAATCTTTAAATGGGTTTTGTCTTTCAATGTAAGTAGCTAATGCGTTAACTTCTTTTAGAGATTTGTTCAATGTACCATAACTCTTACCTCTAAACATTGGGTTTTCGAATAATGTTTTTTTAGCTGCATCAGATAATTCATCAAAGTTTTTTATAAATTGCTGTGTGTTAAATAAATTAGTTCTTCCTAACGCACCTAATTGACCTGTTGAAGGTACTTGTCCCATTTTATTCATTATTGAAGAAATTAAAACAGCTGATCTGTCTGGGCCTAATTCATTCATCAATGTCTTTAATGTTGTGTCACCTGCTTTAGATTTATTAATTAATTGAGTAACAATATTATCTATATCTGCTTTTTTAGCTAAAGGTTCTACAAATTTATCAATTATTTTTATTTGGTTTGTATAGTAATTATTTGCTTTTTGAACTGCTTTTAAAATTTCAGCACCTTCTTTACCACCTATAGATTTTAAAGAAGTTTGAATATCATCTGTGATATTACTATATAGTTTTTTGTAAACTGATCTAGGTAAACTTTCAAATAAAACAGGATCAGAGAGTTTTTGACCTATAGCTTTTCTAATAGCATCTACTCCATCATATCCAACAATACCACCTTTTGATAATTGTCCACCTTTAAATTTTGCAGCAGTATCATCTGTCAATGAATTAAACATTCTTATAATTTTTGGATCGTTTATTGCTCCAAAAGTTTTTTCTAATCCGCCTGGTGCTTTAGCTTCATTACGTAAAAACTCTAAAGTTTTTTTCATTGTAATTTGTTTTTGTGCTTCGGGTGTGCCTTTTAACAACTCTTTTACAGCAGCATAATTTACATTACTTATATTTCTAAATCTTTGTATTGAACCAGTAGCATTTGTAATACCAAACTCAAGATCACCCATATCAACTTTACCACCTTTACTAGTTAAACCTCTTTTTATTACACCAGCTGCTTCTGCTCTTGTGGCTAGTTTAGGTATATCTAAACTTTTAGTAACATTTTGTGTAAAAATTTTACCTAATGTATCTTGTGATTTTTCTGCTGCAGTTCTTAAAATTTGTGCAGCAAAAGGTACGTTTGCAAAAGTTGTTTCTAATGTATCTACAATTGGGTTTTCTGTTGCTTGTCCAAGTGTAGGTTTAGTTCTATATTTGTTAAATAATTTTAATCTATCTGCCATGTTAAGTTGTAAATCGGCTGCAAGCTTTTGATCTAATGACAATGCATTGTAAGCTTTTTTACCATCTTTAACTCCTAACTTTCTAGCAGCATCATCATAAATAGATTTTTCACTACCTCTAAAAATAAATTTAGTACCTCTTAATAAAAGAGGACCAGCAGTTTGAGCTACAGCTCCAAGTGCAAATTCCATACCTCTAGTTTTGGCGTATTCTGCTATATCTCTTTCTATTTCAGTGCCTGCCATTTGACCAATTCTTTCATAAATTTCAGAACCAGCAGCTAAACCAGCACCAGAACCCACAATAGTACCTCCAGGGCCTAGTGTAGTTCCACCAATAGCACCTACAGTTGAAGTTACTGCTTGTGTAATTCCTTTACCCTCATCAATTACATCACCAAAGTTAGTTTTTGATTTATCATCTAAAATAAATTTTTTACCGTTTGAATCTTCTACTATAAAGTTAGTAGGATCATATTCGTCTTGTGTTACTTTTGGAAAAAATTTTTGTAAAGTTTTTATTTTTGATTCAAAGTTTGGTGCAGCAGATACAGCAAATCTTATTTTAGAATCTACTTCTGGTAGATTATAATATCCTGTTTCAGGATTAATGTCTTTCTCTGAAACACCTGATGGAAAAATATTACTTTGATATTCTTTTTTTAAGTCTTGAATAAAGTCAAACTCTTCTTCAGATATTTCATCACCTGCGATTTCAATTTCAACGCCTTCGATTTTAACTTTTCCCATAGCATCCTACTTTTTCTTTTTATCTTTTACAGGAAAGAATTTACCTCGTTTTTTATCGTAAACATATCTTACACCGCCTATAAAAGTTATTTGTTTACCATCGACTTCAAGAATATTTCTTCCTTCGATTGGCATAAATGCACCCTCTGATTTTGCTACACCTTGAATAAATACAGGAGAATCATAAAGTGAGATACCTTCATCTTGTAAAAATTTATTTAATGATTTTTGACCTTTAAAAGAATTTATTACTTCTAATTTTTCTTGTTCTAATGCTCTTCTTGCGCTGTTTAATGCGATCAATAAAGCCTTTTCATCTTTTGTTGCTTCACCACCAGCTAATTCATTTACGATTCTATTTAATTCTGATTCAGTAACCGCAGCACCTGATCTTTCTTTTAAGACAACGTTTTGAAATGCAGCTAATTTAGATCTTAATAATCTACCTTCTGTGCTTGTAAAAGGATTACGACCACCAAAGAAACCAACACCAGGTAGATCACCACCTTGTCCTTTTTTT